AAGATATTGCGCGCCAGTTGTTGCGTCTCCTAAACTTGTTCCTAGTATTGAGTCTACTAAACCACTTACTACGCTTTGTCCACCATTTGCGCTGCCAGTTAACGCGGCAGCTCCACCTGCGCCCAACTGTTGAACAAGCTGTGGAATATTCTCAATAGTCATTTGACCAGCGTTTGCCATTAGGTCTGTTGCAGCTCGGCTGATTGCTTCAGTTGTTTTGTCTCTTTCAAAACCTTGTATATTAACTCCTGTGCTATCAGTTAAAGCTCGTGGGAATGGCAATTGAATAGATGATATTCCTTTTATTGAACTACCGCGAGCTCTACCAGTTTGGCCAATAGATCCGGTTAACAAATCAAATCCGGCATTTAATCCTTCATAAGAATATTCTTTAAACACAAACATAATGCTATGTGCTAAGCCGTTTGCAGGGAAAGATAAGTTTCCTATTGCTGCACGCCGGTTTTGGTCAGCTTTTCGCTGCTGCGGTCTATGTTGATACCCAGATGGTATTTCATCATAACTCATAAGAGCCTACCTTTTTCTTATAAATATTATTACTTATTTATATGGAAATGCGAGTGATGATATGACAACTAGAGGACACAAAGGTAGGTTTAGACCTAAAAATCCTGCTAAATACAAAGGCGATCCTAGTAACATTATTTATAGGTCGTTGTGGGAGTTCAAATTCTTTAGATATGTGGATATGCACCCTGATATTATTTGGTGGCAATCTGAAGAAGTGATAGTACCTTACTATTCTCCTATTGACGGAAAAAGACATAGATATTTTCCAGATGTGATTATTAATAAACGCGTTGGTCCAGTAACAAAAACAGTGATGATTGAAATAAAACCAAAAGCACAAACAAGACCACCTGACCCAAGGAAAAAAAATCAAACCAAGACAGGCGCGGTTTCAAGACGTTATATAAACGAGGTTAAGACATACGGTGTTAACGAAGCAAAATGGAAAGCAGCGCGTGGTTTTTGCGCAGACCGTGGTTGGGAATTTGTAATTATGACAGAAGATCATTTAGGGATAAAATAAATGGTAGCAAAAGTATTTGATGATATCTTATTACAAGGAGTACGTGCTGGACAAATTCCAGCACGGACGCAAGAGGCGCGTGATTGGTATCGTAGCCAAGCAGGACAAATGCGAGGCGTAAGACAAGATCGTATTATACGAGAAATGGGTTCAGACCGATATGAAAATCGGTTTAGATTAGGTAATATGTATATGTTTGGTTACGATCCAAAACATAAAGCAACATTACCGTATTATGACAGGTTCCCCCTCGTGTTTCCAATAAATAAAGCAGATGGCGGGTTTTTAGGAATTAACTTTCATTACTTACCTCCTGTATTACGAGCAAAATTAATGGATCAACTTTATACTATAACAACAAATAAAACATATAATGAAAATACTAGATTAAGAGCAAGCTATGATTTATTGAATGGTACTGCAAAATATAAAGAGTTTAGGCCAACAGTAAAACATTATTTGGCAAAACAATTGAAAACAAAATTGACTTATATTGCTCCAACGGAATGGGATATTGCATTGTTTTTACCAAGTCCTGCATTTGTCGGTGCAAGTAAGCGTCAAGTTTATGCCGACTCGAGAAAAATTATAAGAGGAAGATGATGGCATTTAACATCACGGAATTTAAATCTACTTTAGGATCGTTTGGCGGTACAGCTCACGCTGGTTTGTTTGAAGTTACAATTCAAGGTAGAGCTGCAAATTCATCTCAGATTACGCCAAGGCAATTGACGTTTTTCTGTAAGACTATGTCTATCCCGGGAATTACTATTAATACAGCGACTTTTGAACAAACTGCAAAACTTTCACGAGAAATGCCAACAGGCATTGCTAATAATCCAGTCAATGGAATATTTTTAATTGACGCGGATCATCAAATATTAAAGTTTTTCCATTCTTGGGTTCAAAACGTTGTCAATTATAGTACTGCTGGTGGTGAATTGGCTGAAGTAAATGGTATGCTGCCTTTTGAAGTAGCGTACCGTGAAGATTACGCCGCAACTATTATAATTAAATTCTATAACCCGCATCCCACAGGACCTAATAATACTTATTATGAAACTGTATTAGAAGGAGCGTTTCCAACTGCAATTGGAGAAATAGATTTATCATGGGAAAACAACGATAGTTATGCAACATTACCTGTTTCATTTTCGTATGATAAATTTAGATTTACAGGAGAAGTACAAGGATCTCCAACCTCGAGATTTAATCGCGGAACAGGTTTATTATCATTCTTAAATTCAGTAGGATCTATGACTAGTGTAGTAGGTCAAGGATTGAAATTTAATAGTGTACAGGACGCCGCTAACCGTTTATTAAAATTTAGAAACTCGTGGGATAATATAACAAACTTTTTTAGATAATGGAGATATAAAATATGGCTTTACCAAAAATTGATTTACCTATTTTTGAAGCAAAACTACCGTCTACTGGGGAAACTATTCAATATAGACCTTTTACGGTAAAGGAAGAAAAGATTATGTTGATTGCGCAAGAGGATGAAGATCCTGCGCAAGAAATGGTTGCAACAAAACAAGTAGTAAACAACTGTCTTTTGAATAAAGATATTGCTGAACTCGCAATGTTTGACCTTGAATACGTTTTCTTGTTATTAAGATCAAGATCTGTTGATAATACAATCACGTTTGGTATTGTGGATCCTGACACAGAAGAACAGGTGCAATTAACTATAGACGTTGAAGAAATTAAACTGAATACACCTGAAGGTCATACTAATGAAATAAAAATTAATGATGATTTTATGTTATACTTAAAGTATCCATCTATTGATGAATTTATTAAAATTGCTGAATCAAATCTTGAAGATCCTTTAGTCAATTATATGATTTTGATATCTTGTTTGGATAAGGTGGCATCTGAAGATGAGGTTCATGAATTTAAGAATTACACAAGTGAAGAAGTTGACCAATTTATGGAAAATATTCAAGGCGGAGTTATCAGAGGAATACAAAGTTTCTTTGAAACAATGCCAAAGCTTCGCCATGAAATGAAATACACAAATAAAGAAGGCACTGAAAAAACGTTCGTAATAGAAGGAATGAAATCTTTTTTCGTCTAGTGCTGAGTCATATAACTCTCGCTAATTATTATCAAATGATATTTAGTTTGGCTCAGCACCATAAATATTCGATAAATGAGATTGAAAATTTATTACCTTTTGAAAGAGATTTGTATTTTGGTATGCTAAGTGACTTTATACAGAAACAAAACGAAAAGAATGGGGTTGCGTAATGGCAGAGCTCTCAGCTGAAACAACAGCTATAGTAGAAAGATTAAGAGCAGAAGGCGACTTGGTTCGTAATAGCGGAACCAACTCAATACGATCTGTGAAAATCAAATTAGATCGTTTCGATGGTTTGTTTACAACAATTTCAACAAACGTAGCAGAGCAAACTCAAATACTCAGACAACAAGCTGGTATTCAAGAGGCAGCTGCTGAAGCGACACGGCGCCAAGAAGACTTTGCAAATCTTCAAGCTGAACAGGAAATTGTTGAAAAAAAGAATGACCGAGCTGCACAAGAAGAACGTGATGCAAAAATGATAGATGGAATGCGAAGCGCGTTTTCTTTAAAGAATTTAGCATTAGGAGCAGGTGGCGCTTTCCTAGGATATAATTTATTGAAAGGTGCAATTGACGAACAGTTTAATGGTGCGTTTTCAAACATGGAAAAAGGTATCAGCGAATTTAATCCTGCAGTTATACAAGAAACATTTACTAATTTAAAAACTACTATCGCTAATATGGATACGACAATCGCTAATCTTAATTCAACAATAGCAGGATTGCAAGAAGACATTGAAAAATTTAAAGAAAATATTACATCCTTTGGCTTTTGGGTGAAGTCACTTACTAACATAATCGGTGTTGCGTTTGCTCTTAATGCTGCAAGAAAATTAGCACAAGCATTAGATGCAATAAATGAAAAAAGGATTGCTAGGCGATCACCTAACATTGATCCGATGCTCGATGAAAAAGGTCGAGGAAGTAGATATGCAAATTATGGAAGAGCATTAGAAAGAGCAGGGGCTGCTGAAAAAGCAAGAGTTGCAGAGGCCGAAAGACTTAGGAATATAGATAATGCTAGAAGAATAGCACTCGAAAGGTTTAAAAGAGCAGGAATGGATCGTGGCGGGGCTCCATCATTTACACCGGAAGTGCCAGCGTATCTTCCTGACAGAATGTCCGTAGCAGGTATGAAAACTGCTTCTAATATTAATAGACCTATTACGCCTACAGCGCTTCGGCCAATGACCGGTTTTAACAATAGTCCTCAAATGTTAGGGCAACCGCAAGGTGCTAGCGTGTTTAAACCAACTGCTGCTATGACAACAGCTCCTGCAAATGTTAATAAAAAAGCCACAAAAAGTGACCTACAAAAATTGTTGCAAGAATACAATGATAGAATTCCTGCAAAATGGCGTAATGTAATGATTAAAATATTTGATTATTTAAATAAAGCAAACGTAGCATTTAAAGTAGTTGACTTAATTTTTATTTTACACGCGTTAGAACAAGCTGATGAAAATGAAAGAACAAAACTATTAGGAGCATGGCTTGGCGGCTTTATTGGTGCTGGTGCCGGCGGTCTTGCTGGTGGCGCGCTTGGTATGCTCGGTGGGCCGCTTGCTTGGGTTACAGTTCCTGCAGGCGGTATTGCTGGCGCGCTTCTTGGTGGTTTTGCTGGAGACTGGTTTGGTGAACAAATTGTACTATGGGCATTAGATGAAACTCCACCTCAAAGCGAAATTGATAAGGTTCAATCTCAAATTGATGATGCTCTTGGCACTTCACAACTGATGGCAGAAGCTGCAGCGAAATACGGGGCCGCGGGTGGAACCACAGCAACTGGAGTAAACTACGGAATGCCGGCTCAACCGGGCCTAGGTGCATCTACGAACACAATTCCAGGAATGGGAGTAGGTAGTGGATCGGTTTATCCAAATGCAAAATTAAGCAGTGCCCAGGCAAGGAGAATTGTTAACATTCAACCTGGGTTTGAAACTAACGCTTTAGATGCAATTGCGGCGACAGCATTAATGAATGGTAACACTATTATTGTTAAAGGTGGAGATCAAACCGTATCGCCTGTTATAACACAACAGGGTGGAAGCGTTTCTGTTGAAGCTCCTACTATCATCGGTAATCATATGGATAGAAATATGAACACTTACGCATCAGGTCCGTATCCTGGCGTAGTGTATGAATGAGGGCAAATAAAAAAGGGGACCTAGATCCCCTTTCCTTAATCTTTATTTGAAACAAACGAATACATTTCTGTAGCCTTTTTCGTGAGCTCCTCGACTGAATACAGTTCAGTCATCTTTTGATATTCTTCAAATTGAATTTGACCTAATTCCATCATTTTGGCTGCATAGATATGGTTAGTTTCATGGATTTGATCCATATACTCTTTAGCCATTTGCAACATATCAGCACGAATTTCAAAAGGATTTTTACTCATTATTTTACTACCTTCGCAAAAGTTTCGCCTGACGCATTAGCAAATTCGCTCATTGATTTAACAGCGGTTTTGGTAAAAGCTGTTTGAGCTTCAATAAAGGCATGCAAAGGTGCAGACAGTTTTTCGTCTTTTACCAATGTG